CTATTCTTTCAGCAACAGGTGAAACTAATGTTGATATAAATTTAAATCCTAAAGGAACAGGTGTACTTAAAAGTGCAACGGCTGCAGTTAAAATTGCAGGAAAAGACAGTATGTGGGTTCCAGCTTCAGCTATGTATGCATCAACAACTAATGGTGCAGACGCACAGCAAGTTGAAACAACAGCTTTAAGACCAGACATGAAAGTTATGGATTTTGCAGACAGTGCAGATGATCATGCACAATTTTCTGTAGCATTTCCTAAATCATGGAATGAAGGAACAATTACTTACCAATGTTTTTGGACACCAAGCACTACAAATACAGGAAACTGTGTTTTTGGATTACAAGGTGTAGCAGTTGGTGATGGCGATACTATTGACGTTGCTTTTGGAACAGCAGTAAATATTACAGATGCTGGTATAGGAACAGTAGAAGATCAACAAGTTTCAGCAGAAAGTTCAGCAGTCACAATTGCTGGTTCTCCTGCAGTAGATCAACAAACATACTTTCAAATATTTAGAGATGCAAACGCAGGTGCGGATACGTATACCGGGGTAGCAAGACTTTTAGGTATTAAAATATTCTTCACTACTGATGCAGCTAACGACGCATAAGGAATTAGAATATGAGAGATTTAAAAAATAAACTTACATCAAGTAAGAACACAAAAAATATACAAACCAGAAAAGGTAAATCTTTTGGTTATCAGGTCTTAGGATTTGGTGCTGGAGGAGGTGTTAATCCTTTTATCACAGCAACAGGTGGAACAATAGCAACTTCAGGTAATTTTAAAACTCATATTTTTACAGGCCCTGGAAGTTTTGTAGTTTGTACTGCAGCAGTTTGCTCAGCAGATAATGTTGTTGAATATTTAGTAGTCGCTGGTGGAGCTTCTGCTGGAACAAGAATTGGTGGCGGAGGTGGAGCAGGAGGAGCAAGAGTTTTTGAAACTTCCCCTTTAAAATCTCCCATTGTAGCTCCTGCAGGAATAACAGTTTCAGCAACAAGTTATCCAATTGCAGTAGGAGGAGGTGGTACAGGTCAACCGTACCCATCCCCAGCAGTTGGTTGTTCTTCAGGAAGTAATAGTACGGCTTTAGGTTTAACTGCATCAGGTGGTGGAAGAGGTGGAACTTGGGATACCATAGGATCAGCAGCAGGCGGATCTGGTGGTGGTGGAACTGGTTATGACGGAAATATTTCAGGTGGTGGTGGAAATTCACCTCCTGTTAGTCCAGCACAAGGAACTGCTGGTGGCGGAGGTTTTGGTAATAGTTGTGGTCCGGGTTCACCTGGAGGTTTTAATTTAGGTGGAGGAGGCGGTGGAGCAGAAGGAGCAGGAACAAACGCTGCACCAGGTGCTCAAGCAGGACCAGGAGGACGTGGAATGAGACTTTCAGACGTCTTTGTAGGACCAACAGCACCCAGTTATGGAACTCCATTTACCCCTGGAGCTGCACCTGGAACAAGATTTTTTGCAGGTGGTGGTGGTGCTAAACCAAACGGAGCTGTACCCGAGGGTGGTGGCGGTGGATCCGGAAATGAACCTACGCCTTCAGGTAGACAAGGAACAGCTAATACTGGTGGTGGTGGTGGAGCAGGAGATGGAACTCCAGGAGTAAATGGTGTTAGTGGAGCTGGTGGATCAGGTATAGTAATGATAAGGTACAAATTTAAATAGAAAATAATATGGCACATTTTGCAAAAATTTCAGAAACAAACGAAGTACTTCAAGTATTGACTTTAAATAATAGTGACATGTTGAATTCAGATGGCGTTGAAGATGAATCAGTAGGTCAAGCATATTTAGAAACTCACAACAACTGGCCTGCAAATTTATGGATTCAAACATCTTATAATACTACGGGTGGCCTTCACAAAACTGGTGGCACACCTTTTAGAGGAAACTATGCAGGAATTAATTGTATTTGGGACGAAGATAATCAAATTTTTTGGTTTCAAAAACCATATGCTTCTTGGGTAAAACATATTGAATCAGCTTCTTGGAAATCACCTATTGGAGATGCACCAGAACTTACAGCAGAACAAATAGCCGATATAAATAATATTTATAGATATGATTGGAATGAATCAGGTCAATCTTGGGATCTAAGAATTACCCCAATTATTTCTTAATACTTGACACTATAAAATATTTATATATATTTATATATAGGTATGCAGAAGAAAGTATTAACAGAACAGTCTATATATTATGGTTATGTTTCAATGCCAAAACATTGGGAAATAGATCAAAATGAATTAGCTCACCATATTTTACAATCTAGTTTAGCTGATAACAAAGTACAATTTTCTAAAACTTACGATAAATTAAATACTTATATAAAAGATTTTATAGGTGTTAAATACAATATTAAGTTAGTTAATAAATCAACGTGGGGAAATATCTATAAACCTGCGGAAACAACAATTCCTTTATTAAATATTGATCCAGTGGATCTTAGAAACTCTCCAGACTTTACTATGCTTTATGGTGTTAAAGTTAAAGATTGTTTTGTTAGAATACATTATGAAGATAACAGACGTAAAGGAAGAAGTTGGGACATAGAACTTAAAAATAATATGTTTATAATGTTTCCATCAACGAACATGTATTACATAACTAATAATCAAAAAGATAGTTTGAATTTTGTACAGACTATAACCTATGAATATAGCTAATTATTATTGGTATTTTAAATCAGCAATACCTCCAAAAATCTGTGATGACATTATAAAATATGGGTTAACACAAGCAGAAACTATGGCAAGAACAGGGGGTTATGGGGATAAAGAATTAACTAAAGATCAAGTTAGAGATATGAAAAAAAAAAGAAACTCTGATCTAGTTTGGTTAAATGATACTTGGATTTATAAAGAGTTACATCCTTATATACACAAAGCCAATAAAGCTGCTGGTTGGAATTTTGATTGGGATAGAAGTGAGTCTTGTCAGTTTACAAAATATAAACTCAATCAATATTATGATTGGCATTGTGATGGTTGGGATAAACCTTATGAAAAAGAAGGACTCAATCACGGTAAAATTCGAAAACTATCCATGACTTGTCAGTTAACTGATGGTTCAGAATATGAAGGTGGAGAACTAGAATTTGATTTTAGAAACTATGATCCACATATGAGAGAAGAAGCTAAACATTTAAAACAAGCAAAAGAAATACTTTCTAAAGGATCCATCATTGTGTTTCCATCATTTGTATGGCATAGAGTTAAACCTGTAACGAAAGGAACGAGATATTCATTGGTAATGTGGAACCTTGGATACCCATTTAAATAATATGCATATAAATAATTACTTTAACACAACAATTTGGTCCGAACAAAAACCAGAGTTTATAAAATCTTTAACTAAAGCTTCTGACAAATATATTAAAGCTGCTAAAAATTCTCCTGAAGCTAAAAAATATATTAAACAATTTGGAGACTTTGGAAGAAGTTATCATTCAACTCCATTAACAGTTGACAACGATTTTAGAGACTTTAGAGATTACATTGGTCAAAAGTCTTGGGAATATTTAGATCATCAAGGTTATGATATGGAACAATACACAACACTATTTAGTGAAATGTGGGTACAAGAGTTTGCTAAAAAAGGTGGACATCATTCAGCACACGTACATTGGAACCAACACGTGTCAGGTTTTTACTTTTTAAAAGCAAGTGAGAAAACATCAATGCCAATATTTCACGAACCAAGAACAGGTGCTAGATCCACAAAATTAAAAATGAAAACTAATATAAAAGGAATTCTTAATGGAAATGATCTTATTCATTTTAGGCCTCAACCAGGAACTTTAATTATTTTTCCTGGATATTTAGAACATGAGTTTTCAATAGACTTTGGAATAGAACCCTTTAGATTTATACATTGGAATATTCAAGCAGTACCGAAAGAGATAGTTAAAGATGTCGTTTAAAAAAAATAAATACATAATTATAAAAAAAGCTATTGATAAAGATTTAGCTTTATTTTTATACAATTACTTTCTTATGAAAAGACAAGTTTTTGATACTTGTCTTAGTGCTAGATTTATATCTCCTTATGAAATATTATTAGGTGAGTATGAAGGAGCTGATAGTCAAATCCCACATACCTATTCAAACTATTCTGACATAGCTATGGAAACTTTAATGTTAAAGTGCCAACCTATTATGGAAAAAACTACAGGATTAAAACTATATCCGTCTTATACTTATGCAAGAATTTATAAAAAGGGGGATGAACTTAAAAGACATAAAGATAGATTTAGTTGTGAGGTTTCTACAACTATGAATTTAGGTGGTAATGATTGGACTATTTATTTAGAGCCATCAGGAAAAGTTGGCAAAAAAGGTATTAAAGTAAATTTAAAACCAGGTGATATGTTAGTTTATTCTGGTTGTGAACTGGAGCATTGGCGAGAAAAGTTTAAAGGTAAAGAATGTGCTCAAGTATTTCTTCACTATAACAACAGAAAAACTCCAGGGTCTAAAGACAATATGTTTGACAAGCGTCCACATTTGGGTCTTCCTTCCTGGTTTAGAAAATAGTATAATAATGAAAGATTTATTTTTAGGTGTAAAACAATGCAAGCCATGTATTACTTTAAAAGAAAAAACTAAATTAATTAAAAAAATAAATAATCTTCCTTATTCAAATTTACAAAAACCTAGTTATCAAAAAAATATATATAATAAAAATTATAAAAAAATAATTTATAATAAAATTAATTCAAATATATTTGAACTTTTTGAAGAGGCTTGTTGTAGTTATTTAAATCACAAACCAAAAAACATTAATGTCAAATCATGGGTACATGAAACGTGGGATAATGCTAGTAAAAAAGCAAACGTAGGTCATAGCCATAATAGCTCTAATCAATTTGCATTAAGTGGTATTTTTTATTTACACTTGCCTAAAAAATCAGAAACTACATTTTTTTATTGTGAAGATAAGAAATTTTCTTTACCCAAAAAAGAATTATCATGGTTTATATTTAAATCCGATCTTTATCACGAACCTGGAAGATGCTTTGAAACAGACAAAAGGTACTGTATATCAGCAGATTTTTGGATAGCAGATAAAGACAAAGTTTTTGGTTGATCTATAAACGTCTACATTTAGGTCTTTCTAACTGGTTTAAACGGTGATATATACTTTATGATGAAGGCAGTAATCCACCATACCTACTGCCTTCTTTATAAGGATTTTATATGTTACAAAAACTAGGGTTTGCTCCAGGATATAATAAACAAGTTACTGAACTAGGTGCCGAAGGGCAGTGGTTTGACGGTAATAATGTTAGGTTTAGATACGGTTCGCCAGAAAAAATAGGCGGCTGGGATCAATTAGGTTCAGATAAACTAACAGGTGCTGGACGAGCTTTACACCATTTTGATAATAATGCAGGAGTTAAGTATGCAATAATTGGTACAAACAGAATGTTATATGCTTATTCTGGGGGGTTATTTTATGACATTACTCCGATAAGAACAACAATTGGTAGTATTAATTTTACATCTTCTTCAGGATCACCAACAGTGACAGTTACATTCCCGTCTCCTCATGGTATGGTAGAAAATGATATTATATTATTCAATGATGTTAGCGGGGTTACTGCAGTAGGTTCTACTTTTAATGATGCTTCTTTTGAAGACAAAAAATTTATGGCAACATCCGTGCCAACATCTACAACAATTACAATTACAATGGCCGCTAATGAAACAGGAACTCAATTAAGTAATTCTGGAGATGGTAAAGGTGCTGCTTTTTATCATGTAGGTCCTTCTCAACAATTAGGTGGGTTCGGTTGGGGTACGGCAAACTTTGGTGGAACTACATCTGGTATTGCAACTACTACATTAGCAACAGCTTTAACAAACACAACTACAACAGATATTGTTATTACAAACTCAACAGCGTTTCCTGATTCTGGAGAAATTAGAATTGGTACAGAGGACATTAGTTATACAAACAATAACCAGGCAACAGGGA